TTTGGAACTCCGTGCCTACGACCTTTTACCTGTATCCTACGCCTATTGAGGGTCCCACCGGCCCCCAAGGTCCCACGGGTCCCGCAGGTCCTTTCTCACAGGCCCTCGCCAACAAAATCCTCGTGACCGAGACACCCGACCCCTCAGGGGGAGTCGTGAATTTGCTCTGGATTGGCGGCCAAGCCGCCAACGTGTATGTCCCCTATGGCGTGGGGACTACCACCACGACCCTCGCTCCCGCCTATCCGGGTCCAAGTGGGGGGTGGAACTTCAGCAAGACCTACTTGGCGGAGAGTGCGGCATCCCTTGTCAGCGGCAAAACGTATGTCATCGTAGCCGTGGGAACGGGGGTGAATTGGGTGGCGATGGGAGCAGCGGCAGCCACCGCTGGGACTGCGTTCTTGTACAACGGGACTCCCGCCGTTGGAACAGGTGGCACGGCCTATGCCACCACCAAAATTTCGTGGTATGCCCTCAATGCCCTCTATGGAGAGTCGTTGCCTACTTCCACTATCCCGTCTATCGCTATGAAAAAGAAAAACCTCCGCAATGCGTGGTTCTTGGTCAAGATGAACTCGGATGTATCCCTTCAAGGCTCCATCGCAATCCAGATTGAGACCTATGCCTATCAGTATGGCAGCAACACAACGAACGACTACACGGGTCGGTGGGCGTACTCTATGCCGCTCCAGCAGAATGTGGGGTTCAACGCAGCCGCCGGTCAAGATATTAGTGGAACAGTGTTGGGTCGCAGCTTTCCTCGTCTCCGCTCGGGCTTCACCTACCTGTTCTATGCGGGAGATATGAGTCCAGCCTACCTCCCCCTCCCTCTCAATGCGGGATCTTACGCCCAAGGTGGGTCGGCCCTCTTTGCCCCGTCGCAAGTCAGTACCGAAAACACCCTTCGTGATCCCTATGAACTCTACACAACCTACCCTCATTTCGGAATGACCTCCACGGCTTACACACCCAATGCGGTTCAGCCCACCTACGGTGGCTTAAATCCCTATACAGACCCTGCCGATGTGGAAGTCGCTTCCATCTACCTCAACACCGATTCTCGGTCTCCTCCTGTTGGGATAGGGCAGCAGACGATGGACTTTACTGTGACGGCGTTCGGCTACAGTGGTCTCGTGGAGGGTGGTGGTGAGCAGACGTTTAGTTATACGACCTCTTATGGCTTTTCTTAGCAAAGGTCTAAACCTCATATCGGGAAGGGTGTCAAATGGTAAGACCTACTGGAGAGATCTACATTCATCGCCAAAAGCAGCGCTTCGCAGTCTGTGTAAAGCATTTCTGGTTGGGAGCCTATGACACCCTCGCAGAGGCCATTGAGGTACGCGATACATATTTAGCGAAGATCGCTATCGTGGGAGGGGTTTCCTGAAATAAAGCTCCAAACACGCGATTTTCCCCACTGGGGCGCACTCATCTTCTGCGACATCGGGGCCTTCACATTTTTTTTGTAGCTGCCCTTCATTCTCACGCTAAGGGGGTTCGTTTTGTAAGCCCCGAGTCCGCGCCGATACACTTGGCATAGCACATCCACTGAGTAACCGGAAATCTCGCTGAGTTCTGGAATGGAGTATCCACGATCCTCCAGTCCATAATATTCCAAGACTTGCTCACGTTTGGTCTTCATGCTATAATGGCTTCTCTTTTTTCTTCGGCTTTTATCGCCTCAATTTTCGTGTCCCCCTTTGGGGTTACGTTGTCTATTTCTAAGGAGATTGTTTTGGTTGCCCCGCAGCAGGTACTGCGGAGCCGTTTGTGATTGACCGCCCCTATGATGATGCCCCCTACTATAAGAGCAAGGCTGAGCCACGAAACGATCTGTGTTCCCAAGGCCGTGTCAGCCATTTATAAGGTCGCAGAAAATAAAAGACCGAGTAGATGGACCCCCTACTGACTGAGAACCCCGACCGATTCACCCTGCTGCCCATTGTGTATAGGGATCTATACAAAATGTATAAGAATATGGTGAGTTGTCGCTGGATCACTGAGGAGGTGGATGTCAGCAAGGACCGTGCCGAATTTGATGCTCTCGGAGAGGGCGAACGTCATTTCATCAAGTCCATCCTCGGTTTCTTTGCCGGGTCGGACGGTGTTATCAATGAAAATCTATGCGCCAACTTTGCCAATGAGATCCAGATCCCAGAGGCCCGTGCGTTCTATTGTGAGCAGATGGCCAATGAAACATGCCATTCGGAAACCTATGGCCTCTTAATTGACACCTACATATCGGATCGTCAGGAAAAGCTCAAACTCTTTCGTGCCATTCGCACGATGCCCTTTGTGGCCAAGAAGGCTCAGTGGGCAATGAAGTGGATGACGCGCGATACCTCCTTTGCCTCGCGGTTAATGGCCTTTGCCATCGTGGAAGGCGTATTCTTCAGCGGTGCCTTTTGTGCCATCTATTACTTCAAGGAGCGCAATGTACTCAAAGGGCTTACCATCGCCAACGAATTCATCGCTCGGGACGAAGGCCTCCATACGGATTTCGCATGTTTGCTTTACAACAAGCTACAGAATCGCCTACCCGAAGCCGAGGCCCACGTCATCTTCAAAGAGGCCGTCGCCATTGAAAAGGAGTTTATCATTGAGGCCCTGCCGTGTTCGCTCATCGGAATGAACTCCAAACTGATGAGTGAATACATTGAATTCGTGTCGGATCGTCTGCTAAATCAGCTGGGCTACGCAAAGCTCTTTCACTCCAAGAACCCTTTTGGCTTTATGGAGCGGATTTCTATGGAAGGCAAGGACAATTTCTTTGAAAAGCGCGTGACCAACTACGCACTCGCAGGGGTCGGCAAGACCGATGAGGAAATGTCCTTCAGCCTGTCCGCAGAGTTCTAACCACGCTTGACTACAACCCGTTCTACGTTAGCAGGTAGAAAATAGAGCCGTGCGATGGACTCCACGATGGCAGGGTCGTACTCCTTACAAGAGAAACAATCCAAAAAAGCTGCGTTGATCTCCTCTGCGAAATGCCCACAGAGGTGTGAGGTGCTGAGGTGCGTTTGAAAGGAAAATCCAAGTTTATCGTCTTTTCCGAAGTGTTGAATCCGGGTGCGGCCATACTGTTCCATTTTGATGGACCGGACGACGTGGTCACTGAAGGACTGGATGGCCACACGACTACGAATGGCGGCCGGATTACAATGTTTGAGGTTCAGAATCGTATGAATGCCCCAGCTCATTCTATACAGTGAGATAATCTTTTGGCAGGTCTTGTAATGCCGCAGGGTCGGATCGCAGCACGGCCGCCAACCAATTAAGGTCATCCTCCTTGGCTTTCTGAGTCAAGGGGAATGCCCGGGCAAAGTCATTGCGGCATCGCTCCAGTATCGCCAACGCCACGTCCCCGCTGAAGAATGTACCTAACAATGAATAAAAATCAGCCGACCGGAGCTGCGGGGGATAGGAATTCTCGCGCACCAGCTGATCAATCCAGCGCTCCATCCAACGGCACTGAATGTCATCCACCGATGAGGCCCCCGTCACACGCTTCACCGTAGCAGCAGGAACCACACACTTAACCGCTTTGAAGCCCTCCTTTTCCTGCTCCTCCTTGGTCTTTTTGGGCTTTTTCAATGGTGATACCCAATCCATCTACTTGTGTGATTTATTATAATCCACGTACAAAAACGAGCGCCTTCACGGGGAGGGTAGGGAGGCAAGGCCTTTTCATACCCTCCCTACCCTCCCCTACTGTATCTACATCACAAACTCATACTTGAATTGAATATTTTGTATAGGATGGAGGGTAGGGAGGGTTTGGGGGTATAAAAGCTTGGTAGCCATTTTTTTTTGGCATTTCTGTTTTGGCCAAAATCAGAAGTCCAAAGTGATTTTTGGGGGGTCAAACCCTCCCTCCCCTCCCAACCCTCCCTTGAGGCTTCCCGTGGTCCCCCTTCCCGATTAATCCACATCACCCGCTTCGGCCGTTGCCACCACCGCAAACTCACCTTCTGCCGTCAGCGCCACCTCACCGGGCATCAGGAAATTCAACGTCTCCAGCCCCTTGACCAGCTTGGGGATGTCAAAGGTCCTCAGCATCAAGCCGCCCGACTTGCGTACCACACACGGCGCGTCCATCGTGAAGCCATCCTCCTCCGCGTAGGCCTCATTCATGAAGCGACCGAAGGCCGTTTCACTGGGCAGGGTCTCGGCCTTGCGTTCGCCCGATGACAAGGCCCACAACTTGAAGCGATCATAGAGCCGACGACTGCTACAATCCTGCGGCAGCCGACCACGGCGCAGCTCGTAGCAGAGCCACTTGTGATGAAGCGGTGCGTTCATCTGACGGATCTGGATGTACGTCGGCGTAATGGGCCGATTGACGAAGAATTCAATCGGTGTAGCGTAGGTCGGCACGGCCATCAGGAACTGGAAGAACGCGCGTTGAACACGTGGATCGTCCATCACGGCCACCAGCGCATCAAAGTAGGCCTTGTTGCCGCGGTACGTAGTGAGCGAATCAAACATCCACTGACGACGGCTCATGCCACCCTTGGAGGGCAGCGGGTTGGAGTTGTTGGTGGAGAAGAGGAAACGAGCAAAGTCGTTCATTTCGCGCTCTGCCACACACTTCTTGTTGCTGATGACGCGTTTCGCAGTGATTTTGGATTGAAGACGATCAATGAAGGCGTGATTGTCCTTGCCACCCGCCTCCTCTACAAAGACGAGCAACTTGCCCTCAAAGATAGAGTTAAACTGGCTGAAGAGCATTGAATTGTCGCCGACGACGAGGTAGTAGTCAGACCCCAGAATTTTGCGACCAAACCAGTCAAGAAGGAGATTCTTGCCCGTGCCGCCGCCTTCATGAAGCAGACCGCCCTGATCGCGCAGCAGGACCGTCGTATCGCTCTTATTGTCAGGCGATTGAAGGATGTTCGCCATCCATTTGACCATATGGCTGCCGTGGCCCGTGGTCAGCGTGTCCAGATGATGGAGAATGGGCGCGATGAGCGCTGGAATCTCATCGGCCGGTACGGAGGGCAAGGCCTCTGCCTCAAAGCCGTGGAACAGATTGAACACTGATTTAGGGCATTTCGTGCGATCAGGGATGAAATCGCACTTGATGAAGGTGGGCCGCGTAGGATCCTTGAGCCACTTGTCAAGGAACGGCACCTGTTTGGGCATCAAATCGCCCTTTTTGTTCTCCACGAGGTCGGTGACCTGAAGGGGCGCGTAGTGGATACACGCTTCGCTCCATTTCATCTCCAATCGTGTGTTGTCCTCCACAAGGCAGTTGAGGACGGCCCCGACCATAAAGTGCTTACTATCAAAGTCAGCCTTCATGCGGGTGTATTGATCCGCCGAAGTGGTCGGCGGCACGTACGTGCTGACCATCGGCTTGAACGCGAGGGTCACCACGTAGCCCGTGGCGGCCAGTATAGCCTCCTGCGCAGGGGCCAATAGAGCCGTCGGAGGCTCTAATTCACCGTCCAGCTTCTCTACAAGACCGCCGTCGTGGATGAGAACGCCCATCGTGCGGCCCCGGGATCGCAGAAACGCATCCAGCGACAAGAGGCACGATCGCTCCTCACGCTGAAAGAGCAGTGAAAGGAGCTTGAAATGCTTGTTGTGTTGCTTGTCCAGCGGCTTGGATTCCTTGCCGCTCTTGACTTTGTGTAGCGTGGGATGACGATTCCACACCATCTCAGCCAAGACCACCATTTCGTCGCGCAAAGCGGCCTGAAATGCGATGGATTCAGCATTTGACGAACCGTCAGGCTCTGAAAGCAGTGGATCGTAGAGGCTGACCTCACCGCCGTACATAATCTTGATGAACGCCACCTTTGCGAACCATCGGTCAGCTGAAACGGCTGCCAGACAGGCCTTTCGGTGGCTGATGTAGTACTGGATGGCCTCATGCTTGAGACCATACCGAATCGCCCACGCAAGGGCATAATTGTAATGGGCATTCTCAATGTCAATGTCCCAATAGTATTTATGGGCCAAGGCATTGCGACAATCCCATCGCATCCCCTGAAGGCCCAGACCGTGTTCTGGAATCAGGCGGCCGAGGTTGTTATCCTCACAATTCTTGCTCAACGTGTAACGAATCCGGGCCTTGCCGGGTTCCCTGCGTAGGCCGTGATACTTACTCAGCATCGCACGGTCCGCAGGGTTCATTGCCACGTCTTTGCGCATCGCAAGGAGGATTTCTTCATCGTACCGCTCGTCGCGATCAGATATAGTAGCCGGAGCAGCAGCGGGTGCTGGTGCTGGTACTGCTGCGGCCCCAACGGCCGCATGTTCATACACAACGAGGACGCTGGATGCCGGGGGATTGGAGGCGGCCATCTTTACTTCAGGATGAGACTTTTTTATCGCGCCGAATCCCGCACAACCATCCGCCGCCATCGCGGCTTCAAAGGGTGCGAACATCGTAGCGATTTCAGCGTCACTCATCGTAAATTCGTCGTTAGTGGCCATCGTATTGCTTTTGGAGGGGGCCGGGCAGCCCGTCAATTTTAGAGGCTTCCCGGGGAGGGTTGGGAGGGTTGAGGCGGTGACCATCGTTATAGGGGAGCTTGACATTATTTTTTTTTGATGACTGGTGTTGAAGCGTCCTGATGCTTCTACGCTCCCAACCCTCCCTACTCTCCCTATAGTCAAGTTTAATGGGATCACAGCGAACACAGCGAATACAGCGAATCACAGCGAACACAGCGCAAACAGCGCAAACAGCGCAAACGTGCTTTTGCCAAAAAGATGACGCTTCCCGATGCGGGTCCATCAGGAGGTACGATGGAGACTATGACCCCTGCTGAGAAAGCCGCGATGATCGCTGAAATGAACGAGGAGGTGAAGGGTATGACCCCTGCTGAGTTTGAGAAATGGCAGCTGCCATCGCAGCTGCCTTCTATGACGTACGCTCAATGGTGTGAATCCGAGGACGGCCAACCATTAGAGCAACTGATAATAGACATAAAAAGGAAGGATCTGGGCATTCAATACACCTATTGGGATATGGGCGCTGAATTACTTGATCAAGACCTTCCTGCTGATTGGCTGAAGGCGAAAACCATAGAGTTTGGTAACAAAGTGTGTGCTGGGTGCCACGGGCGTGTAGGGCCGCTGAACGGTCAGGGCGTGAGGCCCAAAACGTATGCTGATTTGTGGTTACGCATTGACAAGATGCGTGGAATAGGGCGTAACCGCAAAACAAACATGCTAAAGTGTGATCATAGCTTCATTGAGTACATATATCAAGATTCGGGCTGCCGTCATATAATGATCAATTTCGGGTCCTAATGTCGTTTTCAGTATCGGCGATCCAGCTGGGCTTGGATAAACGACGGCCAAACCATTTTTTGTGTAGGCACCAGCACTCCAGCATATAGCCGTAGTAGCCAAGGACCCAAAGGCCAATGAACATCGCGACGGCGATGACCACGGTGGCGAGGGCGTTGTTGATGTTGAACATTGTGATGAAGTACTGATCCATTTTGATGTGAGTGATGCGTCGTATGCTTCACCTGCCTCTAAGGGGGGTAGGCACGGCGGCACGTCACCTTTTCGGCTGGGCGGCCATACACAGCGAATCACAGCGAATCACAGCGAATAGCTATTACAATTCAAAAAAAACGTAGGATCCGCGCCTACTTGCGTTTGTGTGCGCACATCAAAGCAAAGTCAGCATTTGATATCCAACCGTATGGTTCCCCGCTAAACTGACTCACACGGTACCGTAGCTCCTCATGCTTGATGTGAAGCGTGTAGGTGTGGCCCTTGGAACACACCGTGGAGGCGCTGACCGAGCCTGTACCGAAGTATGTAGGCCAATAGCTATACTGATTAACACTCATTTCATAGATAGCCCCATCCGCAAACGTCCAACGCAGCTTTTCGCGTGAATAATTGTTCGCATCCTTCTCCGCGATCATCTGCTCTTTACTCAACTCCATCGTACCGCTTCGGATAGTGGCTTAGAGGCAGTCATCTTTATAGCACGGCTCTATACACAGCGAATCGCTGTAGTCGCTGTGGTCGCTGTGTCGCTGTGTAGAATGCTAATTAAAAATTTGACGGGGCGGCGGCCCCCTCCCCTTAGTTAGCAGTAGAGCAACAAGACGCTTTATTAACAAAATGACATCCATCCCTCAGCTCCAGCAACGCCTTCAGTATGCCAACGCACGTGTTAAGTTCGCGTGGGCCAAGTACTATGAGGAAGTGAATCGCGATCATCAGGTGGCGTTCGCACACCACACGGGCCTTGCCGCAGCAGCGGCCGAACCCTCCATCCCCACACATATCAAGGCCTCGCTCACCGAAATGGCGACGGCATTGAAGAAAAAGTATGAATGTCCTGTTTGTATCAGCATGATAGAGCCACATGACCTTGCGATCACAAATTGCGGCCATTTCTATTGTAAGGATTGCTTGGAGGCCATCAAAGCAGCAGCACGGGCTGCGCACCAAGCAAAATATGAATGTCCTATATGCCGCAGGAAGCACAAGGTGGGCGACAGTGATGATGAGTAACCAAAAATGGCCCTCCGGCCTCTATTTTGATTACCACACACCAAAAACGGGCCAACGGGCCTCTATTTTGATTACCACACACACCCCCACGGCCTCCCATCTCTCACAATGCGTGAGAAATGCTTGTTTTCCTGCTTTTCCACCTCCCAAGGGTTGCCCCACGTGTAATTTACGCGCCAAAGGGAGGATCCCTTCCTCACATAGCCACCCGATGGCCCACCGCCCCAGCACTGAAAGTAGGTGCCGCCCATCAATTCAGGTACGTCTTGGTTCTCCCACGTGTCTTCCGTGTAGATTTCCATCCAATCGTCACCGTCAATGTCAAATGGCGGTGGGGCCACTATGGACCCCCCCGAAGCCTGAGCAGCCGTGATCCGCGCGATGATAACCTCAATGTTACAGTCATCGCAGCAGCGGCTTTCATGATCATCTGCTGCGCATAGAGGGTATGGATTGTTACCATACCCGCTAATCGCATCACCGCAGAGGCAGCAGTCAATCGTTTGCTTCATCATCGTCGTCTTCATCGTACTGCTACCCAACCAGCGGTTTTGGGGTGTCACCTTTTGGCTTGGCGGCTATATACAGCGAATCGCTGTGTTCGCTGTAGTCGCTGTGGTCGCTGTGTCGCTGTGGAAATAGGCCCTGCCTATAAAGGTGACGGAGGGAGGGTAGGGAGGGTCTGGATAGTAGTAACGCAACAAGACGCTTTACAAAATGACATCTACTCACCTCCTCAGCTCCTCATCAGGCAAGACAATGGTCATCAACCTCAACAATCCGTTTATTGAACATCAATTTGATGAACATGCGCCGGAAGAGAAGGATGGGCCGCTGCTCTCAATGAAAGCAGGTGGAATTCTCATCGTTGTCCTCGCAATGGCCTCTGATATCGTGCGTCCTCAGTTGAAAGATGGTTTGCTATCACCAATTCAGCGCGAAGTGTATGAAGTGATGGTCCGATCGTGGAAAAATCTAAGCGCCGATGAGTTTCTGCGTCGTTTCACGGCTGATCGTGACTTTACCACGTGGGCCTCTATCTTCATCGCGCAACTCTTCGTAAAGGATGAGCCAGAGTACTGGAAGGATGTGGATGCGGATCACGAATCTCGGCAGAGCCTTGAGGTTTGCCGTGCTTTGAAACGATCCAACGCTACTTTTATGGCGGATCAGAAGCGCAAGAAGATCAAGCGATTTTACATGATTTTCTCTGCTAATTCATTCTACCTGCGTGGGTACATAGCCAAGGAGGTGGCCCCTGATTGCGGTGACCCTGAGTGAGGGGTCACCCAAGAGGGTAGGGAGGGTTAGACCCCCTAAATTCAATATACAAATAAAACAAAAGCAAATGGGCATCGGCCTATTTATTTTGTCTATATGAAGTTGTACCCTCCAAACCCTCCCTACCCTCACGGGTGACCCTTTACAGCGATTATCGCTGTATATCGCTGTATATCGCTGTATATCGCTGTCGTCCCTTTGACATAAATTTGACGCAGTCCGATGGGGGGTATGGCAGGTACTACGATGAATACTCAATCCAAAATGAACAACGCACACACTACATCCTGCCAATGCGCTTACTGCGATTTGATTCGCAACGATGTCCAAGTGTGCGATGTGTTGGTGACAAAGACCAGCAAAAACGATTACTCCGTCCGATTTCCGACAGAGTGCCGTTACAAAAATGATGAGGTGGCCTTGGCTATGAGTGTCATCGCCCATATGATGAAGGAGAAACACAAACTCAACAAGCGAGGCCAATCAATGGCCCAGCAGCAGGAAGGCAACTTCTACCTCAACGTGGAGTGCGTCGTGGATCGCAAGGTGTGGAAGGTCTGCTTTCATGTGGAGAAGTCAGAAGACCCTTCATAGCCCCAGCTTCTTGATGAAATTAGCACGGATACTCTTCAATTGTGATCCACTATTGACGCGTATGCTATGACCCTGCCCCCTTAGCTTATCGGCGAGTGCGACATAGCCTTCGCGTGTATCGGGTAGCGTGTCCTTGGTCACGTTATGGGTACGGCCGGGCAGGATATGCTTGGCAGTGCCGGGCGGCAGGACGGCCTTGGCGGCCTTGGGCCTTGCGTTGGGGTTCAACGTGCGACCATAGCCGGGCCGTTTTGGTTCATCTACGGCTGGTTCGGCCAGTTTTTGACGCAATGAGAGGCCCTTGCCCTTGATGGCACTCTTGGCCTTCTTCACCGCCAAACGCCCAAGCAGACCCATAAAGGACAACTTCTTGCCACCGCTCCAGCCCAGCTGCGCTGCGAGACCGCTGACCTTTTGAAACGTCGCCGTGTCGCCGCCCTTGTCAGGGTGACCACCCTTTTTGGCCCAATTTCTAAAATCGTTCTTGCTATTGATGCCGATGCGACTGAGCTGCTCCGCAGGGCCTGTCTTGCCGTGCGTGGATTCACCGGGCGGGGCTGCCGGGGCTGCCGCGGCTGCCACCTTCTTGCCAAAGAAGCTGCTGACGAATGACTTGAGCGAATCAAACCATCCTGCGCCCACCATACGCCCCTGCCCCTTCAAATGCTCAAGGAATCCATCCACCTTGGCAGCCTGATCAGGGTGCGCCTTGCGGATCTGATTGAGCAAGGTACGCATTTTGGGCTTGGACGTTGGTGCCGCAGCGCCGCCACGAGCAGGAAAGCCATTTTCCACTGTCATCTTGCCTTCGTCAGGAAACCCCGTCTTTTCAAGGTTCTGGCCGCTCATAATGCCACCCGTCTTGCCAAAGCCCAGCTTCTTCGCAAAATCCTTCGGTTTGCGACCGACGGGCTTCCGCACACGACCCTGCCCTGACTGCGGCCCCGCCGCCAAGGCCGCCAACTGCTCAGGGCTGAACTGCGCTGATTTGTCATTGAACAAAGGATTGGGGGCCTCCCGTGAGTGGGCTGCCGTCATCGGTGTGTCCTTGGGGTCATTAAACTGACGCTTGGTCTCAAGATTTTCCGGGCCACTGGACGGCAGCTCTTCGCCAAAGAAAGCGCCCGATCTGTACCCAAACGTCTGGCGACCATCCCGATCGTAATACACGTTGCTAACACCTGCCCGTGCCAGTGATTCCTTTTGCTGGGTCTCCACGGCTGAGGTCTTGGGTACGTTGAATTCATCGGTCATCGGGGCTGCTCCGCCATAGCCGCGACCACGCCCTTCGCCACGGGGGTTAAATGCTGGGAAAGATGAAGAAGATGAAGAGAAGGGCTGCTCTCGTGCCGAAAAAGAAGATGAAGAAGCGTATGGCTGCTCCCCAAAATAGGCCGCAGACGCAGTCGCATTGCGACCCTGACGGGGCGCAGCCTCCTCTCCGTAATAGGCTGCTGCCGCTGCCGCTCCCCTGTCAAACCGAGGAGCCGCCTCCTCACGAGGCGCAAGATTCGGACGACGTGGTAGCTCCTCATCACGAATGAACTGCTCTTCGTAGGCCCTCGTAAATGTGGCAACATCCCTCAGTAATGGACCAAGAGGATAGGTCTTGTCCTCACGATATTTAGGAAAATCTCTATGGAACGCGACTTGAGCCGCTTGGCTGCCGTAGAGTGGTTTGCCACGGACATCCTCACCCGTTGTGCGACCGTGCTGAACAACGACAGGAATCTCATTGAACTGTGCTGCGTCGCTATACCCCCTGTCTCCTTTTTCCCTATAAATGGCCTGTAGCAAAGCAGCACGGTTGTGGATCCCGGAAGTCTCACCTGTAAGCGTCTTGTAGTAGTGCTTGAGGGCCTTGACGTTGTAATTCGTGCCTGAAATGGAGCGGCCGATGGGCTTCCGAACTTGCCCCTCTGATCCAAAGTCTTGTGCTGACTGGGACGTAGAGCGCTGCGTTCCGGGTCTTGAATCGCCTGATTCTTCTTCTTCTGCCTCTTCACCAATTGGCACATAGGTAGAGCCTTCCGATCCCTCAATAAACTGATTGGGTCCGCGTGGCCCCCCTTCATCATCGTCATTATCACTGTTCTCCTGATCCGGCTCTGCCGGTCTTTCACCGGGAGCAGGGAGACGGGGTCGTATCATTGCGGGAACCGGTTCGTCTTCAAACACCCTCCTTGTAATATTCGGCCGCGTCAGCCCCAGCTGCTTCACCAAGGCCTTGCTAAAGGCCTGACGCTCCTTCAAGCTCTTATTCACGACACCCAACATCTGGTGGGTGTATTCAGACAACTTCTTCGTGTAGTTAATCACAGACTGAATGGCCTGTTCATTCGTGATCTCGTCCTCTTCACCACCGTCATCAATCTTATTTTGGAGGGCTGCCACCGGGCCGCTCACCATACTTCGGAACTTACCGTCCAGCTCATCCAGCTCCTCACGATTGGATGTAGAGGCCAGTCGCAAGAGCAGCTTGAACACCGTACTCAGATCCACAAGCGTAAAACGACTGATGCCACCAACACCCGACATGATAGCATCTTCCAGTTGCTGAACGGCCAAGTTGAGTTCAATGAGATCCCCCACAGGCTGCTCCTGCGTGGCCTGATTGTCATCCACAGAGAGAAAGGGGGCCGTCACGGGCTGACTACCGAGCCATTCGGACTTGGCCGCAGAGATCGCATTGAGCTGGGGAATACGATTGAGGAGCATCTGTTTGCCGTACCGTTGGCCCTGCGCCGACCGCAGCACACCGCCCGTCATACCACCACTGCCGCCGCCCCGCATTTCGGTATCCACGTACAAGTTGCCGCCGATACCTGCTGCGCCATCTGTAGCGGGGGCGATGCGGCGCTGCCCCAGCACGGGCTTGGGCATGTTATAGTTGTTATGATACATTAGCATTTTCTGTTCTGAGGACCTTGCCGACTGGACGGCCGCCATCGCCATATGGTTCGCGTCCCTGCGCTTCTGTTCGTGATACTGGGCCTGTAGATCGTGACCCGCGGGGAGGTCGCGCACCTCCAGCGATGGGCCATTTGCGAAGGCCTCGTGGTCCCCCGCCAACTCATACTCGGACGCAAAGACTTCGGGGAAAGTCATCTGTACGGCCGCATTCGCACCCGGTTTCTTTGTGCCAAATGCCGACATTCTATAACAAAGCTGAATATTATAATTATCACAACAATCAATTATTGTGATAATTACAATCCAAAAATCCAGTTTCTTACTTCTTGTAGAGGTTATGCTCCTTGACATATTTGGAGGCTTCAATCATTGAGCAGCCGTGCTTGGCCATCACCTGCTTCACGATCTTGGCCCGGGCAACACGGCCGTCGCTTTCCATTAGGGGCTTCTTGCCGCCCGTAGCCCGTTTCCTGCGGCGCTCAGCGGCCGCATCATTCACGTGGATGACCTCATCCTTGTAATGGGGCGTGGAGGCTCCGCCCTCCATCTCCTCGGACTCGCCACCGCCGTGCGTGATCACCAGTTTGCCCTGCCCCTCCGTGGCACCCGAGCGACTGCCGCCACTCATACCTGCCTTGAAATCCTCCGCATACCCCTTGCCGTGGAGACCGTGGAGGTGAGAATAGAGGTGGCGACCCTGCCCAAAGGCCTCTGTCATGTCATCGTCCATAGCCATTTCACGCTTCCCCATCTTACCGCCACGAAACTGACTGAGGCCCATTGAGGGCGTGGCACCACGGCCGCTCATTGCGTCACGAGGATTCTGACGGATACTTTCAATCGTCATTGCGCGGTGATCTGCCATTGCTGCTCTTGCTTCACGGGCCATCTTATATCAATATGTGCGATATTATTTTGGCTGATATTGTTAGAATGGACGGACTCAAATCAATATTGGAAGGGGCCGGACTCGGGCATATTATGGGCGGTTTCTCAAAGAACTCGGGATTCATTCGCCGCATGATGGCCGAGAACGCCGTAAAGCACAAAGGCCAGTATGGCAATCCCACCGATCTCCCCGAAGGCAGTCACATGAGCCAACCGGTGGTCTTCAACTACAAGAAGATCGCCAATCCCTCCCAGCGTGGTACCAAGACAACGGGCAACCCTTACGGTGCGTCGCCCTTCATTCAGAAGCACTTTGGAACCGTAGAACGGAAGCCGTTTGTGCGAAAGCGTGGTCAGCCGTACCCAACGGAGCCGTTCAAGAAGGCACGTCGGGCTACACCCGCGGCCTCACCGCTTGTTCAGGCGATCGTGGCAGCCCTCCCTCAGGCACTCGCAGCCGCGCAGGAAGATATTGGAATTGAGATTGAAGATGTCGCACCGGCTCCCAAATCCAAATACGATGTACCTCAGGCGGACATTGATCGCTTTTTCGGTGTAGCACAAGATCCGGATGCTGCTTTTGAAGAATACAAACGGGAGGCAGCCAAAACAAAGTTTTTTGGGATGAAACCGAAAGAGGAATTGGTCGTGAGGGAACACATGAGAGAACCCTCAGCTTCCGCAAAGACCATCTCAGAACGAAGTGGAGTCTCCCAATCCTACGCGGGGACTGTTATCAAGAAATTCAAGAGCCGATACGACAAGGTAATGAAGGGAATACCGATACCTGATCCCTACGGCCCACCTGTCAAGAGGGTCGCCCCAGCCGCAAAGCCATCCCTCAGTCCTCAGGCTACGAAGATCCAAGCAGCCTTCCGGGGCAAACTGGCTCGGAAGAAGGTGAGCAACCTCCGTGAAAGCAAAAAGGCAGCTGCCGCACCAAAGGCTGCTGAGAAGTATGATGGGCCTCCACGCAACTCTGGAGAGGCCATTGACCGTGCGATGGCGGCCTCCCGGACACCAGAACAAGCCGCCGAATACGAAAATGCGGAACAAGCCAGTATGGCAATTCATCGTTGGATGGATGAGAGACGCGCAGCTATCCCTTATCTGTTCCAAGAAAAGACTGACAAGCAGAAGCTGCGGGATGGGATCAGTGGATACCGGGGCCTCGCAAAGGGCCTCAAAACGATCCCCGGCGTGAAGAATACAGAAGATGCTCTCACGGACGCACTAATGGAGGCGTACGCACAGGTCCATCCAATACCGATATATACTGGCCCCAAATATACGGGTCCTGTCTCCGGACCTATCGGGAACAAGAAAAAATGACCCCGCGTAATTACCCCGGGCTTAAATTATATTCCCCAAGTAGAAACAAGATGGAGGCCACGACCGAGTTTATGTTACACCTCGTGAAGCAACTGATGGATGAGCGCAAGGTGGCCGAATCTACTGCGAATGCCTACGTGAAGAGTCTCTACCAACTAAATGCCCGGAAGCCTTTTAAGAATCTGACCTTCCTGAAGAATACGGAAGGCATTGACAAGATTCTCTCCGAGTACGCTGAAACCACCCAGAGGGCCTTATTGGCCACGATCGTGAGCGTGATGAGTCTCTATAAGGACAAGCCCACCTTCAAGAAGGTCTTTAGTCACTACTATGACGGGATGATGGCGAAGAACAAGGTCCTCAAGGAGGCCGATGGCAAGAACGAAAAGACCGAAAAGCAAAAGACCAACTGGTCCTCGTGGGAGGAGGTCGTCAAGACCAAGACCGACATTAATGAGGAGGTGGGCAAGTTCGCAGCAGGAAAGACGGTGACCCCGACCCAGTATGACAAGCTGCTTCAATATCTCGTACTCAGCCTCTATACACAGATCCAGCCCCGGCGCAATCAGGATTATCTGGATATGTATATCGTCAAGAAGCATACCGACAAGATGGCGACGGACAAGAATTATCTGGATCTCGCTACGGGCCGCTTCATCTTCAACAAATACAAGACGGCCAAGAAGTATGGGGCGCAGATTGTGGAGATCCCGCATACGGATGAGAACAACCTATTGGCCGAACTTCATCTCTATCTCAAGTTCCACCCGCTTTGGAAGGGCGTGGCAAAGCGCAAGACGGAGCCTGTCAAGCTGCTCGTGGCGGCCGATGGCAGCCCAATGACGGCCGTCAATGCCATCACACGCATCCTCAATCGGGTGTTTGGCAAGAAGATAGGAAGCAGTATGCTGCGTCATATCTACCTGAGCGATAAGTACAAGGACACCAATGAGGAGATGAAGAAGGATGCCGAAGCGATGGGGCATTCTACGGATCTCCAACGGGCCTACATCAAAAAGGATGGGCCGCCTGAGGATGACAAGGATGTCATTACCTATGCTACTTGAACTCCAGCACGATTGGAGTCTCACTATGTGTGACCGTCACGGGTTTGACGGGTTTCTTCTTACGACCGGGTTTCTTTTTCTCAGTCGTGAGGGCTTTTGACCCCCTCGGGGGTCCCTGCGCTATCTTTGACTCCATCTATTACCGCCACTGGTTTTATTGCGGTCCTCACACCCACGAGGAATTTCTGAAAGGCTTTCGGGGTCATTTTATAGCATGACGCAGGGAGGGTTTTGAGTTCATCCTCAGAGACCATTTCCTTGTTCTTGCGTTCCTTCAAGGCCACCCGCAACTCCTTCTCGTGGGACAGTCGGATAATCCGGTCCTCCGGGGATTCAGTGGCCTTCTTGTGGGCGCGGTAGTTCGTACCTGCGGCCTTCTTCTTGGCCAGTATAGCTTCCTTGTGGGCTTCATAATAACGACGATCAGCAGCGGCGATGGCTTTGGTGCGGGGCATATACCATCTCCTCACATATTATCTCCGTGTCAAATTTAGAGGCTGCCCGGGGTACGGGAAGGCTCAAGGGAGGGTTGGGAGGGCAGGGAGGGTTTGACCCCCCGAAAATCACTTTGGACTTTTGATTTTGGCTAAAACAGAAAAGGCAAAAAAAAATGGCTACCAAGCTTTTATACCCCCAAACCCTCCCTACCCTCCATCCTATACAAAAAGTTCAAAGTCTGAATAGGTTTGTGACGTGAGTACAGTAGGGGAGGGTAGGGAGGGTACGAAAAGGCCTTGCCTCCCTACCCTCCCCGTGAAGGGTGACATCGGCCGCGTTTTACCCCCCGGCTTATAATCTTTCCTCTTTATAGAACCAGATGGAAGATTCGTGTATTGTCGCAAACGAGGCGCTGCTCTACCTGATAAATTCCATACCCAAGGACGTAGAGGGGATCCAGAAGGAAATGCGTGAATCCTTTTGTGAGGCGCAGGATTGGCTCCATACTCTGTACGGGCAGCTCCAAGCAGAACGTGAGAAGACAATGGCCATTCTGAAGCAGAATGAGATTGTCAGCAAGGTACCCGAAAAGCCCGATCAGATTGAGCTTGTGGCCAATGATTAACCAGCAACCGTGTTGGGGCCGTTCCAGCCAAAGCCTGACCACTCAATGTTCGGCACACCTGCGGCATCGGACAAGAAATACGCCGTCACCTGACCCGGTGTCGTATTCACGGCATACCAATACACTGTATTAAAACTGGTTCCGTTGTTATTGAGGGATACCGTGAAAGGCATCCTCGGCAGATCAACGGAACCAGCAACGTTGGTCGTGATGGTGTTGAACGAAATGGGAGCCGAGCAGAGGGAATAGGAGTTGGAGGAACCCGGAGCAGGGGGGGAGGCAATCGTCCGAGGAAAGACTTGGATGTCGTAGGTAAGGGGGGCGGCTGAGGTGACGTAGAGTTGGATGGAGGGCAAGAAGGAGACTTGAAAAATGGCATTGGAATACCCCCCGCCCCCACCTGCCAAGGAAGGTGGAAACGTGGAAGTGAAAAGGAGAACAGGAGATGCCGTAGGATCATCAATCCCGACGATACTTCCCGTCTGCGTAGTAGGAGCGGTGATGGGGAGTGTAGGCAATGCCACCGAGTTTGCGATGGACGACAGTTGAAGGTTGGGCCACTGATAGACCCCCAGCGTCACGTCTGTAGCATCCCCGCTTGTTATAACACCCGCAGCAGGTCCGTTGGCCGTCACTGTTTGAACCCCCGTGACGGCGAGTAATACATTCTCAGCCGTTCCAGTCACCGCAATGCCACCCCCCGGAGCGGCGGCGACTGACTGAACACCCGGAACAGGGGAAGGATTCGTACCGCCCACGAGACCCCAGTAGGTCGTCCCTCCTGCCACCGGGAGCTGATTAAGATTGGGCTGAAGGAGACTTGCGATATACAAAAGGCCATCCTGATTCACAATGTCATCTGGAACATAGGATGTAGCTGGGTTCCATATAGCATATGCCATTCTGATAATACCTATGATTATTATTGGTGGAGCAATTCAGCGTTCTTCTGCGAGATCATGAACTGAGGAAAGCCCTTAGCGTAACTAAGCCAACGAGAACCATACCGTCTCTGTCGTTTAAGGTCGTCCTCATCAACTCCAACATAACTCTTGAGCAGATAACGGAGAGCGTGATAAGAAGTAGAAAGTGGATAAACGACAATATTTGTTGCTTCATTTAGTAATAGGCGGGTTTTTTTATAGTTGGTAAGGTAGTGCGACAGACAGAGCATTGTGGTGTTCGTGTGGCGACCCATAATGGCCAGATCGTCAATCAGCTTCTCAATAGTCTTCTGCGCGTCACCCGTCAGCGTGTCATAGTCATCTGCGATTATCATACAGTCCTTGAACTCCTCCAAGTCGGGGTAGTCATCAATAAAGGACTGTATGTTGAGACGCTTGAGGAACTTGAGCTTGTCAAGGGTCTCATCCTCCTTGAGCTTACTGATCAGATAGACCCCCCGCTCAGGATAGAGCTTATGGTACATATCGGCAAGGCCCTTGGCGATGTAGGACTTGCCTGAGCCGCTCTGCCCTGCGATGTACCACACCTCACGCTTCTTGGGGTCGGGGGACGGCAGCAGTTCAAAGATGCCTTCATCATCCAGCGTGACGGTCTTGTCCTCCTTGGCCTTCTTCATGTGGGCCTCATAGACATCGGCCACCTCATCCCCTAAACCAGTGAGCTTGGCTTCGCCCTTGGCATAGGCATCGGCCATCTTGCTCATCACACGGGTACGATCCGCGGGTTTCATCTTGGGCAGCTCCTTGGCCATCGCCGTCATATCAAGGGCATTCTTTGGCTTCCGGCCGCCCGTGGAATCATCGTGTAGATATAGAATCTCGCCATCATATTCGCCGCCTTTTACACGGGCAATGGCCCGGGATCCCGTTCGCTTGTCAAATGAAAGGGATGGCATTCTATACGATGGCGAGATTTTACAAAACCAAAAAAACATAGGCCTGAAAAGCCTCGGGAAGGGGGAGGAATTGTGCGTGAGGCTCTGCCCGGAATACGCTGACTAAATCTTCAGCCCCTTCACTAAGGGCTTGGAATATTCTTGGAGGAATTTATCCAGATGATCCGCGAGACCCTCCAGCCCCTTGACCAGCTTCTCCTTGGGCAGCCCGAGGATCATGTGGATGTCCCGCAGGATGACCTTCTCGTGCTTCAGGTAGTCGTCCAGCGAATAGACGTTGGAGAGGCGATTGACGAACTGCTCCACCTCATAGCGTACCACATCAAGTGGCACACCGGTATGATCTTCCAGTAGCGAGACCAGAGTACCAATGTCGCCGATGATGTGGTAGAGGCGGCCCAGATCAGAGTTGAAGACCGGGGCCAGTCGGTCAATGACCTTGTGATTGCCCTTGTACTTGGCCAAGGCAAAGTAGCGCTTCATGAGCTTGAAGTAGTTGCCCTTGTTCTTGTAGGCGATGATGGCCTCCTTGAGGCTGGTCTCAATGTCAATCTTCTCGGGGTTCAGAGCCGTGCCATTTGCCCTGAACTCGTAGATGACGGAGAAGTCGGTGAAGCGATTGTTCTGGACCAGCCCGATCGTGTCCATCTTGGCGATGCCGGGCGTGTGGAAGGCCTGTTCTAATGTCATCGTGGAGCCGTCGCGCAGGGTCTTGTGATTGGCCAAGACCTCCTTGGGGGACCAGCGGACAATGTGGAACTTGAGGTCGTCCTTGGCTGCCAAGAAAGCTTCGGGGGAGAGGGAGGGTTTGAGTAAGGCCCCCGCCGCCGCAGCCTCCTTGGCCGTGATGACCTTCTTGGCCACCAGATCATGAAGTACTTTCTTGGAAGCCGCATAGTGATACCCCACAACCCTCCCTCCTGCTACGTGAGCTGCTTTGTTGATCACCCGCCAGTCCTCCACCACCCCGGCTTTGATATCGCCGATCCAGACATTCTTCATTGCTTGTAATTCGCGGATCATAGCCTGAAAGCGTTTCCGTAGTCGGGGCAATACGGTGGCCGCCGTACCCTTCATCTTGACAACTTCAAATCCATCGTAGTCCCCGGCGTACTGCTGCGACCGCAGGGACATTGAGCCGAGTAGCACAAGGCCCTTGCCAAATGACATCGCATCTAATACACGGACGGCATCGGCTGGATAATTATCAGGATAGGTCTTGACGTTACCGGCATCAGTCATTCTTGTATGGGTTGATATTTTATGGAATGTGAAAATCAATCTGCGTTTTGGGGCCGAGGGAATAATCTCTCCGGTCTGTAGAAACAAATGTCCATCGCCGCAGACCGAATCTTTGGAGCCAATGGTGAGCAGAACGTAACGCAGATCCTGAACCAGCAGTTCAATGCTACACTGGAGCGCAGGGGTGGCTTTCATACCTTTGACTTCTTCGGCCCCAACAATACCGGCAGAACGATTGAATTGGAACTCAAGACCCGCCGCATTCGGCATGATCAATACCCCACCACAATGGTGGGGTGGAATAAGATAGCCTACTGCTCCAGCCCGAATGTTGATTACTACTTTGTCTTTCAGTTCAATGATGGTATCTACTATATCAAGTACGAGAAGGCGCTCTTTGATTCTTTTGAGATCCGCAATGACTTTATCCGATCCGATAGGACCGACTGCCCCAACCCGGTCCAGACCGTGGTCTATATCCCCAACAACCTGCTGATTCCTATCTCGGGCGTGTAAAAATGTGAGAAAATGGCTTGTTTATCCTATATGAAACATCTAATTACTCTTAGTTGTTTCATATTAGTCATTTTCTGATATTTTCACGGTATAAAAAGGCCTTTTTATACCGTGAAAAATGTGAAGTAAGCATAAATAGACTATTAACTTGTTTCCAATAGGGTAATAATAGGTAAAAATGACATTTTTCCCACCCCATTTGATTAAATGGCATATTAAAATCGCCATTCTTGATTAGAAATGCCATATCGGATTCGTAAAGCCCCCAATCGCGATCTGTATTGGGTTGTCGGTGAGGATGGGAAGCATCATTCCAAAGATCCCATCCCTTTGGCCACGGCCAAGAAGCAGATGGCAGCCCTTCACATCGCAATGAAGGGCGGAGAGTATCCGGTGCCTCCGCCCCGAGGCCCTATGTACTTTGACACTGTTGAGAAGACGGCCTACAACCAGAAACAGGCTGATGAATACAAGTCAATGGATGCGGATCCTCGGATTCGTGATCTATGGAATAAAGAACAGAAGCGATACGGCAAAACCGCGACAGACAAAGACTACGCGGCACATCGGGCCTTAGTGGCACAAGTGACGGCCCAGCGTCTGGCTTTCAATCCTACTTACACTCCTAAAGAACTGGCCGAAGAGAAGAAGCGTGACTATGAGATACAGAGATTTCATGAGGACTACAAGAACTGGGAGAAGGGTGCCAATGCCTACTATGCCCAGCATCCCGGTGAGCAGCCGGGGTTTGTGTCTCCCATTGATGAAAAGGGTAACCGACTGAGCAAGAAAGAGGCTTTCAGCCGTCCCAAGGTTACGAAAGGCGAAGTCCAGCGCCGCGTAGCTGCCTACCGAGAGAATAACAAGTCAGGATGGCAGAAGTTTGGGGATAGTATTATGAGTTTCATTACGGGCATTACTGACCAAGCCGTGGGTGTCGTCGCTGATGTTGTTCCGGGCTACGGCAAGGCCCTTGAGGTGGGCTACAAGACCTTCGCCCCACCCGGATCTGAATTCTACAAGGAAGGCTCCCTACAGGATAAGTTCGGCAACCTGCCCGAGAACATCGCATCGGCCGTAGGGGCAGGTCAGATGAGGGGGGGAGGCTACTACAAAGCTAAAGCGGAGAAATATTACGAACGAACATTCCGCGGCTTACCCACTCCAACCGCAAGAATAGCACTCAGAGACATGAAAGACGAAACTATTCAGGCGCTGACGAGGAACCGTGATGACCAACCGGAGAAGCAAAGAATCGTAAATCTCTGGAAGGATTTTTGCCAAAGAATACGCGACGGGCGTACCCGATGGTCCGCGGATTACGATGACTTCGTTCAGGTTGTGATGAATGCTGAAGGTGAAGAGGAAGAAGTACCATTTCCAGAAGGTGAGGACGAAGAGGCGGAAACACCTGCGGAAGAAGCAGCGCGGAGAGCCGAAGAAGCCGCTGAAGCAGAGGCAGAGGAGGCAGAGGCCCAAGCTATGGTGGCTTCCCTACCCTCGGAGGGAACGATTGTAGTTCCAAGTGGCACTATTGATGCTTCAACGCTTGTAGCCTTCACAGAGGGTCAGACAGTTCTGGTCACGAGACACGATGGGCGCGAGATTAAGCCGAAGACTGATGTGTATGACACATCAAATTTTAGGAGCCTTAATGCGGCAGGTCGGAACCTCAAAACGAATGAACCGATCGCGGGTATTGCGAAGATGACGGTTATCCTCGGTCCCGCAGGGGCTGGTCGTCGGCGGGGCGGCATGAAGCACCTCACGTTGGATCGCCCCCCCAAGCCCGGCAAGAAGCCCATCACCGTGGCCCACCCTGAGGATGCTGCTGCCATCGTGAGAACTCCCTTTTCGCGGAGTATATCGGCTTCCGAGATCGGCAAGTACTTTGGCAAGAAGGGTGTCAAGGCTGCCACGAAGATGACGGAGTCTGTGTATGCGCCTCACCCACCCGCAGGTCCGCCCCCTGCTCCACCCGCAGGTCCGCCACCTGCCCGAAAGCGACCTACGATCCCTGCTGCTGCCAAGCCCGATCATGATTGGTGGGTGCGTGATGAACTGGCGCACGATCCGTCGGGCAAATCCCTCTTGGCCCTTCGGGCTTTGACGACACCGGGCATCGCGTCTATTGTTCGTAGCTTTACGGCACCCACGGCGGATGTGGGTTCTCAGTACCCCCACCTTGGTCCCCTTCCAATGCGGTCTGCCACCAAGGATGAAATGGTCCATCGGCTTTGGTTAGACGCGATCAGGCGTGAAGTGTTTGAGGACCAAGAATCCACCGCAGGGATGGCAAGAGCTTGGTACGGTGATTACTGGGATATGGATTGGGATGAGGATCACGAATCGTCTGAGGATGAAGGGACCGAAATAAATCGGGAAGCACGAGAGGCTGAGCGGGGACCACGACACGCAGCTGCTCGTGAGGAGCGATATGGAGAATTCTTGGACCGTCATCAGGATGTTTTAGAAGATCTTATTTTATCACTGGGCAGAGAAGGTCCCCACGGCGAACCAGAAGAGCCAGTTGATCCTGATTTTTGGAGATTCGCAGTCCAAGATCTTGCCCGAGTGTGGAATACGGGTGGGTTCAACAGAGGGATCAAGGAATTACGATTCAAGTATTCATTACGTCCTGAACAAGCGGCAGCCGTGAAAGAAGGTATCCGCGCAAAATTGGAGGCGCTCGTGCGCCACGCCGCAGAGGCCGAATCATCTGAATCATCAGGAGATGAAGCTGGTGATGCGGGGAGGGCGGCCCTCGGAGCTGATCTTGAAAGAGCCTTTGCGGCCCACACGGCTGCCGAAATGGGTTCTCTCTTGTCTCGCCCCGCTGCTGCCGCTGCTGCCGCTCCTGCCGCTGCTACCGCGGGATATCCTCCCAATGATAGGGCAGCCTTACGTACGGCTGCTGCTCGGATAGAAGCTGCTCAGGCTGCGGGTGATGAAGGAGAGATCGCCGCGGCAAGGAGAGCCTATGATATGATCGCCTTCCCTGAGCTTTTTGAAGGGGAAGGCCGGGGGAGGGGAGGGAGGGTTGGAGGTCGCAAAATCCATAAGGGCCTCGTCATGATTGGCGGGGCCTTGCCCGTGAATAACATTCTCCACCAGATGGCAGTGGCCGCATACGCTCCCAACCCTCCCTCCAACATTGAGGGGTATGTACTGATCAAATCAACACCCGGTCTCAAATTCTATAAAGAACCTACTCATCCTGAGATTGTAGTCGCCATCAAAGGCACAGATGATTGGAAGGATATCAAGGCTGATGTTCAGATTGGTTACCATAGTCTCGCCAATTCGGCACGACTCAAGGAAGACGTGGAGACACTCAATGATTTCCAAGAGCAGTACCCACGCAATGAATACACCTACTACGGGGTCGGCCATTCACTGGGCGGGGCCATACTGGATGAATTCCTCAAGATGGGACTGGTTACGAAGGGTGTGTCCTACAATCCTGCCATCCAGCCGGGGGATATTCGCAGGACTGACATTGACAATCATCGTATCTACAAGCAAGGTGACTTTCTGTACAAGCTGATGGGGCAGTTCTCAATGTCGCCCGAGGTGAGGGCAAAGTCAATGGCGGCCTACGTGGGCAGCTACCTGAACCCCTTGGATCCCTTTACGAGCCATACACTTGACAACTTTGAAGGGGGTAGCAAACCAACCTCAAAGTTCCAGAATCAGTTGAAGAGGGCCAAGGTCAGCCCCGCGGCCTACCTTGCGGCAGCCAAAGAAAAGGCCAAGAAGAAGGGCCTTGCGTATAAGCACCTCGGGTTCAGTAGCGATGACAAGCACAAGCTACAAATCCCTAACGCTCAAGGGACGCTGGTCCGCTTTGGCTCCGTGGGACAGGGAGACCACATTCTTTACACATTGTCGCATGATAAGTCCGCCGACGAACACCGGAAGCGGTACTTGGCAAGGGCAACGAAGATAAAAGGGAACTGGAAGTCGGACGAGTATTCGCCGAATAGCTTGGCGATCGCGGTTCTGTGGTAGGCACGTAGGTCACAAGATTCCCAGCGAAATCGTAGAATTGGAACTGTTCTTTTGTAGATTCCATAGGATGACTTCTACAAATGAAAGATAAAATGAACTCCTCAGTATTTGACGATGAAATAGTTAATGGGTACGGCCTGACCCACCGCAGGGGCAGCCGTGAGAGTGAGGGTGAAACTCGCTCCGGCTTGGAGCGTGAGAGTGGCTTGACCATACACGGCAGGAGGACCGGCAACCGTAACGTAGGGCTGAACGGACCAAAGGATGATGGAAGCCGCCGTAATAGACAAGTTCGCCACAACGATCACTGTCTGCCCCGACGCAACAGTGGCAGTGCCAGACTGGGCCGCGCCCGTCAGCTGGACACATTGGGTGCCAGAGTTCGCGACGGGAGACTGCTTCGGGACATCAAGCAGCAGGTTGTCGGCCGTAGCTCCCGAAAGACCAAATAACTGGAGATGCCCTTCGTTCCAACCTCCCCCATTGCCGTTCTGGACCCCGAGCTGGTAAATCGCCTGACCCGGGATGGCTGCGTTCGCAAGTTGTGGAAAAGCAGACTCAGTCCAGACACAATTGGTCAAGACATCCACAGATGTAGGAATCACACCTTGGGTTTGCTCAAGGGCCAAGCCCTGAACAAGTAATCCACCAGTCGCATCCGTAGGCACAACAGAAGACGGAGCAGCACCACCGGAAAGCAATGATGCGGACATTCTATATCATTGCTTAACATTATTTATGGAACCCGAAATCAATCTACATAAGCCGGGCAGAAAGGCCGCTCTTGCCACGGCCAGAGTTACCGCCGCCTGATGCGCCGCCCGTCTTTCCGCATCCAGCCATCCCCGCCGAAGGCCCCGCACCCGATGTCATACCCTTCATGTGGTGCGCCACGTTGCCAAGGCTCCTGAAGGAACGACCCGCACCGACCAAGCGATCCAGCTCGGTACGCGTCACCATTGAGGCCATCGGGGCCGAGATGATGTCCTGCTCAGAAAGCACACCCTTGATGATACGACTGGAGCCGCGGATGGACTCAAAGAAGCCACTGTTCGCCGTGATAACGTAGAGCGACGGCTGCTGCGCGACCAGAGTGTTGTTCCTGACGGTAATGGAGAACTGGAGCGAAAAGTTACCTACGAGGGACGGGGCCTGTCCTGACTGGAGGGTAATGTCCGTAGAGGGCTTGAGAACAAGAATGCCGCCGTTGAGGGCGACCGTCTGGCCCTGAGTGCGGTTGGCCGCGTAGAAGGGGGCCGTCGCGGGGGTACTCCAAGAGGCCGCAGAAGACTTGCCCTGCCCGATCCAATTCGCATAGTCCATCTCAAGACCGTTGTGGATGGACATCTGGTAGAGCTGCTCGGTCGTAACAGAGCTGAGTAGCCCCGAAAAGTTGTCAAAGTTAAAATTTACTGGGTTCGCGATATTGTCGGCCGCCCGGGTGGCAAGGGGCAAATAAAAATCGCCGTCGCAAGGATTGACGACCGACGGCTTGACGTAGATGATGAGCAGATCGGGGATCTGGGGCAGGGTAATCGTCTGGGACTGAATCTGGCCGGTCTGCCCGGGGTTGATCGCCTGACCGTTTGATGCGCCCTGCGTAATGTAACGGGGAAACTCCATATACGGCACAACCGACTTGGGCGGCAGCGGCACATCCAAACTTGGAGTTAAAAAAGTTACGTTCAGAAAAGAGTTCTGAAAGACGGATGCCGCACCGATGACCGTGTTGTAGGTGGCGGGGCCGACAAACACACCCGCGCGGGAGCAGGATCGGATGAGAGAGGCCGGGCTGGACTTGAAATTCATAATAATTTGTATGTTATTTAAGCCAAAAAGGCCAGTTTCCCACTCATGTTCGTCGGAGAAGATAAAGGGAGAAAGGCAAATGGGTTCCGTGGTGCGCCACTGGACGAAGAGCGTGTAGCTCTGAACACCACCGACTACCGCAGGGGCCAGAGCGGGATCATAGACGGGAACACCGTTGAGGAGACCGTAGGTCGCACCCGCAAAGGCCGGTGTGCCGGGTGCCGTGGAGCCACTAAGAATTACTCCTGCGCCAGTCGTAAAGAAAAGGTTGGGGAAGGCACCGTTGGGGACATTGTCATAATCCGTGGAGTCATTGTAGGCACCGATGGGGTTGTTGAGGGTACCGTAGGCATCATCGTAGGACTGGTACTTGTCCAGCATCGTGGGGGCCGTGCGGATCAGACGATTCTTCTTGTAGTCCGTGAGACGCAGAATAGGGTTCAAAACGTCCTGAGAATTAATAACACTTGTAGTGTCATTTATAGTGGCCGAAATTGTTGAGCAAAGCTGGTTTAGCGGGAGGGCGGCAAGGGCAAAGTCACGGCCGGGAACGGCGATGGGCTGACCATAGACCTGACCCGGCGGGGCCAAGACGGCCACGGGCAGGGCCATATTCACCGTAGAGGACCAGAGAAGCTTTCTATCCACGAACACGTTTTCGGACGGAACATACACGTTATAGGTGTGCTGGGAGGACGAGGCCGCTATGGCTGCGAAAGGAGCGTTGGTCACGGAAAGGGCGCCTTTTTCCACGGCGTACTTCGGCCGGGACTGGACGATGCGGGGGTCCATTACAGTCAGCTTCTCAATGTCGGAACTCATCGTATAACTATTGTTGAGGTTATTTTCGGGACAGAAATACTAATCTATTTCCCGCCCTTGTGCTTCTTGCGAAACAGACACTTGACTGACACCGAGGACAAGTTATACATGTTAATAGGATAGAGATTCCCATCCAGCCTATGCTTCCAAAACACCTGAATGTCAATGTTACGGATCTCCTGCTTTGAGCTGCCGAAATCGGTCATACGGTATTCGGCGACGGGCGAATAGTAGGTGAATTGACGGTAGGCCTCAGGCCCCGCCGTACTTGTGTCCAAGGCAATGTCCGTAATGATAGGCTGGAAGGCCGAAAGGCTCGTCGGGGCCGAATCGCCCAAGTTGCCCGTACCAAGGACGTTGGGCTGCCCCGTGGCCTCATACCTGATCGGAATGAGGGTCGTTGTGAAGACAATAGAGGCGATCGGAGACCATAGGGAGCCGGTACTCTGGTAGTCCTGCTCTTGCCGATAATAGACCTTCTGACTGGCAATCGGCACCACACCAAGGGGCGGCACACCCGCATAGGGTGCCAACCGGTAATCCACTATGTTCTGATAAAAGTTGTTGTAGAAGAGAATCTCGTAGGTGTAGCCGAACGGGACAGGATTCGGAAAGAGTTCCTGCGTGAGGTTCGTGGTGTTCCAGTAGTCCGAATAGAAGTTGTTGAGGAGACCGTAGAGATTCGTGTTGAAGAAAAGTCGCATCTTTGGCTGGGTCTGAGGAGAGGCCACCCCTGCGACGTAGGGAACGGCCGTGAAATTCGTGATCCGGGTGCCAAAGCCATCCGAATCTGCGAAAATGCTGAAGAGACGGCTCTTGTTATCGTAGGTCAGCTGCGGCTCATTGACATAGGCCTTGAAGTTGGCGTAGGTCGGGAAGGGAAACGGATCGGTGAGACCGGCCGTGGCCGCCCACTGAGCCGCGAACTGTGTGTAGAGAAGCGTGTAGGCCGTCTCCACCTGCGTCTGAAACATAGAAACGAAATGCGTAAATGTATTGACGTAGTAATAGTCGGTGGTAATATCCTGCTGCCTGAGGGGAGGTGCGGGGACGGGAGCCACGAAGGTGTTGTAGTTCTCAGGCAGGAAATCCATATGCGTAGGGTTCGGCGTGATGGCGAATGCGATGGGACCCAGAACAGTGTTCCACGTCTGCTGATACGTAATGGCCAACTTGTAGGTCGTCTTATTTACATCCGTCTGACCCAGTTCAATCGTGGGAATCAGGATAGGCAGATCCAGTCCCGGCCCGTTCATCGTGAAGCGAACGATCGTGAAATCATATTTGGAAGTGTCCGATACCAGTGCCGTATCACGAGTCTCGTTAAAACGAATCTGTGGATCCGGTGGCACGTTTCCTGCTACTCCCAGCGTATCGGCTGACGTATTGTTGATGATGTCGGCGTTGAAGTAGATGTAGTCCGGAAAGCCATCATCGCCCATCCCTTCATTTACCACATTGGACCTACGGGTGAATGACATTCTATACTACTCGCCGATATTTATTTTCTTAGCTTATTGAACGTCTGCTCTACCACGAACTCATCAGGTGTCTTGCCCGTCTCCTCAATCATCGCATTGTACTGATCAATATCCTTGTTGTCGTACATGAGTCGGACGGCTGAGTGACGGCCGCACGTGGCCACGTTGGGACTCTCCCGCTGAAAGTCGTGCGTGTTGTAATAGACAGGCAGACCAGTGGCTCGGAGAAGTCGTGTCAGGTCGGGACGCTCAATATCATATTCCTCCAAACGGTTCCTTCCGAGGCCCTTTTTCTGAGTCTCAGGCTTGTCCCCGTAGGGATCAAAGAACTCTATCATTTTGGGCCGCTTGAACAGTGCCGTCCAGTGACCACTCGTCGGGCCATTATTGGGGAACAGAAGAATCGCACGACCTCGCTTATCAAACAGTTCATTTGCGTCTTTGAGATCCTTTAATTGTGGATAATTCCATATCTTGATGCCTCGGCCGAGCAGACGGCGAATATCACCGTCGCTTAACGCATATCGTTGCGCCTCTTCCATTCTATCCTTCCAAAATATTTTATCTTCCCATTAGAAAGAGATGGCGGTCCCCTACGCAAATTGGACTGCTTACAACCAATATCAGGTTGGTGATGTCGTAAATTATAGCGCATTCGCGTACGTAGCCCAGCAGGTTTCATTCGGTGTGCCACCCTTTCCGGTGAATCCTGCGTGGGTTCTGCTCACCAGCATCGGTTCCGTGAATGGCATTCAGACAATATCCCAGTCGGGTAACTCCTTCAGCCTCAACAAGGGCGGGGGGTCTGCGAATGTGGCGACAACGACTACAGTCGCTGCCACGGCGCAGAAAACGACGGCTCAGAATTACAATGACGGCGGCGGCGCGGGGCTTGAAATTACGGACTTTGAATCTGATGTCTTTGTTGGGAATCTTGGTGGTACTCCTCGTAATTTGACCGTGAATGGCTATGCGGAACTTTACCAGATCCGTGATTCGGTGGGGGCCGTAGGAGCCGTCGGGGAAGTGTTGGGCATTGACCCTGCGGGAGCCGCGGGAGCGCTACTCTGGCAAGTGGGTGGCGGTGGCGGGGGTGGATACGTCGGCTACGGGACATTTACATACAATAGCTCGGTGCCTCCTTTTCCCACTGGCACTTGGTTCCTATCTGGCAACACCCTCTACATACAAGACGATCCTGCGCAGCAGACCTTTCTGAACGCGCTAACGCAGATGATTGATGCGCAAGGCACGGCCTCCCTCACCATTTGGCAGTCTTCAAGCGTTAATCTCTCCAATATCGCCACGGCCTATGTTTTGGCAGGGGGTGTGTATTCTTTTTCTGTTGCCGCAACGGTCGGTATCCTTTGGAACTCCGTGCCTACGACCTTTTACCTGTATCCTACGCCTATTGAGGGTCCCACCGGCCCCCAAGGTCCCACGGGTCCCGCAGGTCCTTTCTCACAGGCCCTCGCCAACAAAATCCT